GGGAGCGCCCGCGTCCGGGGACAGGGTGAGGACGCCGGTCTGGGCGAGGGCTGCCCGTGCCGTCCAGGCGAACGTGCTCCCGGCGGCCCCCGGTGACGGCGCGGTGTAGAAGGTAAAGGAGCCGTTCTGGTCGAGTTGGAGCATTTGCCCAGGCTGCGCCTTGAGGTTCTTCCAGCCCCCGTTGTAGTAGACGTTCGACATGAGGTACGTCGTGGTCGTCGCCGCCCCCACCACGTCGCTCATCAACCCGCCGACCGCCCCCACCTGAAGCGCGACGTGCTGCGCGTCCCACGCCGCCGGGGCCACCCCCACCCCCAGGTTGGTATCCACCCGCAGCGACCCCGCGCCCGTCCGTGCGATGGTGACGTCGGCCACCCCGTTCGGCTTGGCCCCGAAGTAGAGGGTGTTGCGGACGATCGCGTCCCCGTTCAGCGCCACCTGGCCGGTGAACGGCTTACTGCCGTCGACCAGCGCGTAAGGCAGCAGCACGCTGGGGTCGAGCTTGCCGGTGGTGATCGACCCGTCAGGGATCGAGGCCACGCTGATCGGCTTGCCGTTCAGCCCCCCGGTGTGGTCGTGGTCGCTCGCCCGGCTCAGCCCCGTCCACAGCCCGCCGTCCGCGATCGTGCCGTTCAGGTAGGCCCGCACCTGGTCGGCGTCCTGCGGCACCGGGAGCTGCATCGTCCCGACTAAGACCGTCACCTGTCCTCACCCCCTCGCCATACGCTGTTGACCGATCGGTCATGCATCATCACAGCTCGTCGCACCGCTCGACGGTCAGCTCGTCGCTCAGCTCGCCCACCAGGTCATCGAAGAACCGCTCCACGATGCCCAGCACCCGCTGGGTGCGGTAGGCGACGGCGGTGACGTCGATCAGGGTACTCTGCCCGTACCGCTGGAACTTGGCCGCCTGGGGCATCCGCTCCCGGTACGAGACGAGCGTGAAGTCGCCGGCGCTCTCGTCCGGCAGCAGGATCCGCAGCGTGGCGGGTGCGTCTGCCGCCCGCTGCAGGAGGGCCTTGATTTGCGGCGCGGTCAGGCGCGAGGTGCCCCCGTCGCGCCGGGGGGCCCAGTCCGTCGCCCGCACGGTGAAGGCGTACTCGCCCCGATACGCGGGCCGGAGCTGCTCGCGCAGGATCATCGAGGCCACCACCGGGGTGGTCAGTCGCGTCCAGTCCGCCAGGGTGGGCCCCGGCGGGTGCGGGGACGGCTGGGGCGGGGCCGGGTCGGGGGGCGCGGCTGAGCCGTAGTCCTCCCGAATCTCGATCACCTTGCCCAGCGTGGGGTAGGGGAACATCACCCGCTCGCTCGTCTGCCACATCGGGCGGGCGAGCTGCGACCAGGCGGTGTCCTCGCCGGCGGGGTCGACCCGGTACTGGATGTTCACCCAGCGGTAGGGGTCGAGGTAGGGCCCGGTGACGTCGAACGAGAGGTAGCCCTTCAGATCCGCCGGTGCGTCCATCGAGTGGCGGGGCCAGCGCAGGAACGACATGGCCTCGGTGAAGTCGCAGCCGGCGTCGGGGTCGAACGGGTTGGGCCCGCCCTTGGGCTGGTAGACCCAGCCGTAGGTGCCGTCGCCAAAGCCGGCGAACAGGCGGGGGTTGCCCACCCCCACCCCGTCGCCCATCGCGCCCGTCACGCTCACGGCGTCGGTGTAGGCGAGCGACGTGATCTCCTTCCCCGCCCAGACCACCTGGGCCCCGTCGTAGGCGTCCACGAAGGCGGCGATGCCCTCCTCGTCCCCCTCGCTGGGCACCCAGTTGCCGTAGCGCAGCAGGTAGGACACCGGCCCGCTGAACCCGTCCGGGGTGGTCGTCCAGGGGTTGTACTGCCCGGCGAAGGCGTAGTAGCCCTGCGCCCCGCAGAACGCCCCGACCGCCCCCCGCACCGGCGAGGTGTTGGTCTGCACCCGCTCGGGGCCCACCACGTTGAACTGCGCCGGCGCGCCCCCCACGCCCCCGGAGATGCGGTAGAGCGTCTCGGCCGATCGAAAAAAGATCTGGTTCAGCCACTGCGCCGGGTTGCGCCCGTTGCGGTCGCTGCGCGACGTCTCCAGCCCCCGGAACAGGTTCTGGGTCGACGTGTCCGAGAGCATCGACCAGACCGAGCCGTCGTCCAGAAAGAAGAACATCGCCCCGGCGATGTCGGTCATCCCGTTCACCGGGGCGAGGCCGTCCCCGCAGGCGACGGGGGCCGTCCAGTCCCCGCCCACCATCGGGTCGCCCTCGTTCTTGTGCACGAACTCCCCGGTCGCCCCCCACAGCTCGTCGCGCGTCGACCACAAGAGCGAGTGGCTGCCGACCTCAGCGGTCACGTCGTCCCAGACCGCACCGTCGTAGCGCCAGACCCGATCCGAACTGTCGGTCAGGTAGAGGTACTCCAGCGGAGACGGCCCCCGGGTGCGCCAGCGGGTGGCCGAGCGGGCGTAGACCCCGGGGCCCAGGTCTAAACTCTCCACGCTCTGCCCGGGCAGGTCGCCGGCGTGCCGGCGCACGTAGCGCCCGGCCAGGACGAACAGGGTCAGCGCCGGCGGGGTGCCGTGCAGCCCCTCCACGAACCCCAGCACCGGGCCCTCGGTCACCGCCCCGGTGTCGACGGGGTGCCAGCGGGGCCCCTTGCCCCGCATGGTCAGGTAGGTCTGGGCGTTCCAGGCGTAGTAGTAGCGGGGGGTCGTCGCCCCGTTCTGCGTGCGCTCCCCCATCCCCAGGTAGCTGCGCCGGTAGACGAACGACCGCTCTTTGTAGACGTCGCTGGTGGCGTACTCCTGCGCCTCGGGGAACGTGCCCGTGCCCAGCGGATCCACCCGCCGGGCGACGTGGCCGTCCGCCGTCATCAGGCCGTACTCGGGCCCGGTCTTGCCCGGGGGGACGGGCTCGCCGGCGGAATCGTAGACCACGCCGTCTGCGGGCCCGCCCAGCGCCGGCTGCACGAACGCCAGCCGCAGATCAAAAGGCCAGGGCTTGCTCCTCGTCGGAGGCATGGCCGCAGTTTAGCGGTAGGGGTCGTTCTGGTTCACGACCGCCCCCGCCAGCGCCCCGGAACCCCCCAGCCCCGAGGGCGAGGTGTGCTTTCCCAGCCCCCACGGCGAGGCGATGCGGTCGCCCCGCTCGGTCTGGGGTCGGAACAGGAAGTCGGCGTAGATGCTCGCCACCCGCGTCGCCTCGGTCGACGCCTCCTGCTGGGCCGGGAAGCGCCCCTCGCTGGCGGCCGCCTCCAGCCGGTCGCGGTGGCGACGCCACGCCTCGATGTGGGTCATGGCGGCGATGTACTCGTTGGGCACGGCCAGCTCGTCTGTATCCGCCCGGGGGCCCTGTGGGGTGTCTACCCCGTTGACCAGCCCGAAAGCGTCCCGGTAGGCCCGCACGGTCAGCCCGTCCAGCGGGGCCCCCTGCGGGATGCCCAGGTAGACCCGCCCGCGCGCCGAGAAGCACGTCCAGCCGTCGAGCGACGGGTTGCCGTAGCGCCCGCAGGGCGACAGCGCCACCCCGTCCGCGGCCACGGCCAGGATCTGGCGGGTGTCGGTCAGCCAGAACGCCTGCGCCGTCAGGTCGACCACGGCGACGGGGGCCCCGGATCCCGACCGATCGGTCACCCCGACGAGTTGGCTCAGCAGCCCCCCGGCGTATGGCGAGGGGGTGAGAGCGTAGCCGCCGTTGGGGCCGTTGCCATTGCTGCCGTTGTAACCGTTGCCGTTCAGCACCACCCAGCCGTTGGTCACCTCGCGCACGGTGGTGCGGCCGGCGTGGATGGTGCCCAGCGTGGCGGCGTCCGGCGGGGGCAGCACGGCCAGCACGTCGAGCAGGTAGCAGCGCCGCAGGCCGGCGCAGACGTCCGTGAAGAGCTGCAGGTCGGGGTGCAGATGGTGCAGCTCGATCCGCTCGCCGTCGACGGGGGTGTCCTCGTAGGGGAAGTCGACCCACAGCGACCCGCTCGACCCCTCGTAGCGGTCGACGGTGCGTACCCGGTCGTTGTCCCGAATGGCGTCCCGGCGCAGCAGGTACAGCCCCTCGTACCCGCCCAGGTCGGCGTTCGTCCGCAGCGAGGCCACGGCGACGCTCTCCGAGGTGCCCCCCGAGGCGGCCAGATCCCAGAAGGGGCCCAGGCGCGCGGCCACCTCGCGCTCGATGTCGGCCAGGGTGACCGGCGCGCCCGGCGGCAGCGGTTCGGGGACGGTGGGCAGCAGGACAACGCTCGACATAGCTCGCCCCTTCTACGGCAGGATCGCCGTCCCGCCGGCGTTCTGCACCGTGCCGGACTGGTGGGTGTGCCCGCTCATCTGCGCTTCCAGGGTGGCGACCCGGGTGGTCAGGGCGTCGAGCGCGGCCTGGGTGACCACCACCAGCCCGTTGAAGGTCAGGGCGTTGCTAGCGTTCACCGTCAGGGGCAAGTCGGCGGTGTTTCCCGCGTTGCGCCAGGCCACCACGGCGGCGTTACGGAGCCGCACGGTGCCCGCCGCGGCCGGGTTGGTCGTGCCGAGGACGAGCAGCCCGGCGTCGCCGGCGCGGAAGTTGGTCGCGTAGGCGTCCTGCCAGGGGTTGCCGCTGTTCCCCAGCCGCAGCGTGCCGGATGTCGGCAGCAGGTCGGCGGACAGGTTCATCGCCGTGCCCGAGTTGAACAAGGCGGCGTTTACCGACCCGGTGGAGGGCGTGAGCCACTCCAACCTGCCCGTGTTGTCGATCCGGAAGCGCGGGTTGGCGTCGGCCGTCACCCGGAGGTTGAGGGCGTTCGTCCCGGCTGTAGTGATGTCCGACCGAATCGCCCCGGTCATCGTCCCGCCAGTGGTGGGGAGCCCGCTCCCACCGCTGACGGTGGCCCAGTTGGTGGCGTAGTCGGTGTTGTTCGTCTTGACCAGCGCCTGCCCCGTCGTGCCGCCGGTGGGCACGCCCGGGCCGGCGGGGCCCTGCGCCCCCGTCGCGCCGGCGGGCCCCTGTACCCCCTGATCGCCCTTGGGGCCCTGCGCGCCTGTCGCACCGGCGGGGCCTTGCGGGCCGGTCGCGCCCGCCGGGCCCTGCGGCCCGGGGACGGTGCTGTCTGCGCCCGCCGGCCCCTGCGGGCCCTGCGGCCCGGTCGCTCCCGCTGCCCCCGTTGGGCCCATCGGCCCCTGCGGCCCGGTCGGGCCCGCCGGGCCAGCGACGGCGGGGACGAACAGCCCGCCGGCGCGCACCTCGGCCACGTTGGTCGGGTCGGGGTCGGGCCGGGGGGAGTATAGCTCGTCCCCCTCGTCGGGGGTCATGTACCTCGGGTGGGCGTCCGGGGCGGCGATGTGGTCGGCCAGATCCTGGTCGGTGGCGTAGATCGGGTAGGGGTCGTCGCCCCCCGCCGCCACGTCCGGGGGTGGCTCCAGATCCAGCACCACCCGCTGCGTGCCGTACGCCGGCGCGCTGCACTCCAGCTCCACCCGCCCCGGCTCGTCCGCCCACAGGGCGACCGCCCCGGTGGCATCGGTCGCCACGGGGAACACCACGGGGACGGTGGCGTCCTCGTCGGCATAGAGCGGATCGGGCCACGGCGTCGCGCTGCCGGGCACGTAGGCCCGCACGGCGACGCCCGGCAGCGGGACGGTGACGCCCCGCTGGTAGCCGAACACCGTCGCCCGCCCGAACGCCCGCCCGAACCCGGGCGGGAGCGTCAGCGCGCTCGGGGGGGAGAGGGTGATCGTCACGGCTCGAGCCTACTTCTTCTCGGGTGTGCTGGGTGCGCCCGGGATCGGGTCGGTCACCGTGCCCGTGCCCGGCTGGATCGAGGGGTCGGGCACCCCGCCCTCGGTGCCCGCCCGCAGCTCGCCGGCGTCGATCCGGCGCTGCCGCTCGGCGGCCGCCGCGTCGGCGGCCTCCTGCACGCTCTTGGGCCCCTCGTTCTCCTGGTTCTCGCCGGTGTACTGGACGTCCTGCGCGGTGGTGTCGACCGCCGGCTTGTCGTCGGGCTTGTCGTCGCGCTTGCGCTTGCTGCTCACGGCATCTTCCCCCTGACCCACTTATTCGTCAGCCCCGTCCAGGTGACCTGCTCGCCCCCGTTCAGGGTGTTGTACTGCCCGGTCGTCCACCCCGTGGTCGGGGTGGGGTTCGGGCACTGGTCGATCGAGAAGGGGGCCACGCTCCCGCCCGGCGTCCACGTCCCCGGGCTGCCCGCCGTCGCGCCCGTCGCCAGCGCCCCCGGCGTCGCCGGCGCGGGCGGGGTGTAGACCACCCACGCCGTGCCGTTCCAGGTGGCGAGCGACTTGTCCCGCAGCACGACGTACTGCCCGGTCGCCCAGGCGGCCTGCCCGGTCAGCGCCGGGCACCCGGCCAGGTTCGCCGGGAGCAGGCAGCCCGCCGGCAGCCAGCGCCCGGGCGCGCCCGCCTGCGCCCCGGTGGCGACCACCCCCGTCGCCGGGTCGGTGGTCGTGGGCGTGGTCACGATCGTCGGATCCATCACCCCGCCCGTCGAGGCCGAGAGGGCCCCTGTGGGGGTGTAGGCGACCTGCTTCCCGTCGATGTAGATGCCCCCCGGCACGGTGGTCTGGATGGGCACCCGCTGCCGGGGGTCGGTCGCTGGCGTCGGCATCTGCTCCTCCTCCGCTGGGCTAACCCGGCGTGCTGGTGAACTGGTACGTCTCGATCACGTTGTCGGTGGCGAGGCCGGGATCTTCCGCCCGCACGGTGAGGCGGTAGTACCGCCCCGGGAGCGTGTTCGCCAGGGACACCCGGTAGAACCCGGTGGCCCCGGCCACGGCCGGCACCGAGCCGCCGAACGAGCCCTGCGTCCCACCGGGGATGATCTCGGCCATCGTGTAGGTGACGGCCGCCGCCGCGCCGGCGCGCCCGCACCAGACGGACAGCACCGGCTTGGCCCCGCCTAGCACGGCCGCGTCGTGCAGCGGGATCGACAACGCGACGTCCCGCAGGATCGGGACGGTCACTTCTTCTTACTCTTGTGCGCCATCTTGTCCACCTCGGCGTCACTCATCCCCTTCACCCGAGGCGTCTTGCCCTCGTCCCGCCGGGCCTTCTCGGCCCCGAAAAACCGCTGCTGCTTCGCCGTTTTCGCAGGCACGTTCTCGCTCCTCGATCCAGCTCCAGTAGACGTACAGCGCCCGCTCCAGCGCGCCCATCCAGCGGTCGGCCCGGTTCGCCTCGTCAGCGTCCCCGGAGTAGGTGCGCCGGTAGGCTTTCAGGGCCCGCAGCAGCGTCGAGGCGCTGCGGGGCTCGACGCTGCAGATGAGGATGGGGTCGAGCTGCGGGTCGGGGTTGACCCGGATCCGCGTGACGTCCTCGACCGTGACCGATTGGTCAGCGCCCGCAGCATATGGCGAGGGGGTGGACTGGGTGGGGGTGGTCGGAGGGGTCATGACGGCCCCATCCTAGCACCCCCTCGGCACCCCCTCGTCATACGCTTTTCGGGCTACGGGTTACGGGTTGGAAACCGTCTCGCCAGGGGCCGGGGCGACCACGCCGCCGTTGGTGCCCGAGGTGTCGACCAGCCCGGGCTGCGAACTGCCGCCCAGCAGACCCGCCTCGGCCTCGCCGTCTGCCAGGAACCCGCCGAACGCGGGGATGGTGCCCTGCGTCAGCACGGCCGCCGGGTAGCGCAGCGCGCGGTTCGGCTGCATCCGGGTGACCGGGTTCGCCATCGCCCACGCCATGCGGAACGTCACCCTGAGCGCCTTGGCGTCCTGCTGCATGAGGTTGAGCAAAACGACGCCGGCGGCGTCCGAGATCACCCCCTCGGTGAACACCTTCATGTTGATGTCGTCGCGCACGGCGACGATCAGGTTGTCGGTGTCCAGGGTGAACAGGGCCGGGTTCGTCGCGCTGGCGCTGAAGTTGGTGAACCCCATCTTGGAGACGAACAGGGGGGTGTTCCAGACCTCGCCCTTCCAGCCGACCGACTGCCCGCCGGTGTTCGCCGGGCCCGCCGCCGGGTAGAGGAACCCCTTGTTGGCGTCCCGGGTGTTCCGCAAGATGCCCCGCATCTGGACGCGCCCGACCATCGCCGTGGGGTCGTAGCCGTCCTCCTCCAGCAGCATCATCGTGGCGTTGATGTCGCCAAAGACGTCCTGCCCGGCCACGGCCCCGCCGGTGACCACCTGGCTGGCGGCCTGGGCCCCCTGCCAGATCCCGGTCGGCCAGCTCGTCGGGCGGTCGACCCCGAACAGCACGGCCTCGTCCACCTTGGCCCCGATCGCCTCGGAGATCTCGGGACGGAGCTGCCCCCAGATGTCGAAGGCGCTGTCCTCGACCAAGATGTCGGGGACGGGCACGATGACGGCGATCTCCTCGGCGTTCAGGTAGATGTTGTCCCACCGGACGTCGGAGGTCTGCTTCAG